CTCGGAAACCAAGGTGCCTTGACTGCCTGCTGGCGTCAATTTCGCGTACTCAACGTCTTTGAATACCGGCATACCAGCCTCAATAGATGCGTTCCTGTCCTCGTCGGCTCGAAGCTCGAACTCGATATAACAGGGCCGTTCTTTGTTGTCGCTCGGCAGAATGTCAACCATAAATGTCTCCAGAAGTTAAAAGAGGGCACCCCTTTCGAGGTGCCCAAAGCCACGAGGAGGACTTCTACGCGGAGGAGCCGTCATCCATAAACGGATATTGGATCTCAAACTCCGCAAGGCCCGTCGATGGTGTGTCGATTGCCGATGCACCAAGAGCTAACTTCACCCGATCACCAGAAACAACGGCATCATCGATGCTGCCTGCCGTAGCAGTTGCATAAACGAGTCCGTTATCGGCGTAACTGGCGAGGCACTTGCCGACACCTTTGCCATATATCTGATACCAGCCGTACTGGCTGGCAACATTAATTGACATAGAGATGCCGACAGGGCCGATAGCGTTAGCCGCTAACAGCGCTGTGGTGTTGTCGTCTTGGTTAAAAGTGACAAACGAGCCAAGCACTGTTGATGCAACGCCCGCGAGATAGATAAACATCCCAGAGCCATAGGCGGTTGAGGCGACATCGTTAGCTTGCACGATAGTCCCCAGCACTTGGTTTTGGGTTGTCGAGGTGTCGGCAATGTTTTGCGTACCGACAATGGGATTTACTATTTGATAGTCAGACATGATTTTCTCCTGATCTGATTATTGCCGGTTAAGCCTTCATTACGCCCTGAAGCGAACGATTACTCACAGTCATGTTGCCCTGCCAGATAATTGGCAGCACTTCAGCGTCCTGATTCACCGATGATTTCTCGGGGACTTCCGTCCAGTTCGCATCACGATGGGCGCAAAGGCCGATGTAATCGGTATTCAAGAAGTATGCGTGTTGATCAGGCATACCCGCCGCTAGACTGTCATATACCACGTCCGCGCCTTTGTATTTAAGCGAAGTCGTGCCGGTTTTCAGATCTGTCGTGTTGGTGTAACGCTGAATGCTGGTTTGGCTGTTGTCGAAGAACGTAAAATACGTGTCATCCATTACAATCAAATCAGGTTGATCATTGTTACGAGTTAGTTGCAACCACAGCGGAAGCATCATGCTCTCAATGGTTGTTGCAGATGGCGTAATTGCACCACCGCCTTGAATCGGCGCGGCTGCTGACTGCAAACCCGACTTCCAGAACGTATATGTCGATGAGTTGATACCGCCAACCGTTCCGGTGCCTGCATCAGAGACTAGCGCTTGCAAACCGTTGATCTGGTTAGCAGCGGTGCCATCCGAGTACATATCACTTGAAAAGTTGTTACCGGCAGTCTTCATTGCGTTTTTCAGCTTGTTCTTAACGAGCTTGATAACGCCTTCCTTACCGGCATTCTGACGAACTTCGAGTCCACTGGCGACGACGTTAATCGCAACCTGTTTCCACGAAAAGTTCGCAGCGGTAAACACTTCCGACTGCGCGATGTCTAGCGTGTCATATCCGCTATACCTTTGGTAGGTTCCATTCTCCGCATAATCCAGCGGCACCTGAATTTCCCAGCCGCCGGAGATCAGATCAACCCGATCCTTTTCCGTCAGTCGCTGGTGCAAAGCGGTGTGATTAGATACGTTATCCGTAACGTACTTGTTCTTAAAATGACGATACGTGATCGCCGATATTTCTGTAAATGAGCTATTAGCTGGCATGGTTTATTCCACCTATATCTAAGCTGAAATGCGCTCGTCGACTAAGGCTCCGATAAAATCATCTACATTTTTAGAATGTGCAACACTTGGCGGCAAATTGCCGGTTGGTTGAATGTTAGTTCCCCCGGCGCGTCGAGCGCTTGCGGCATTTTGTTTTGCCTTCGCTACTCGCTCCGCATCGCTCTTGGCTTTGCGGTCAATCTCAATCTTGCTTGACACATTATCGTTGGCCGCTGCGGCCATCTTATACGCCAAATCAAGATATTGATCGTGAGTTAATCCGGGTTTGCTTTCTTTCAACGAAACCACAATCGGAACCATGTCGGATTCTAGTTCGCTGTAGAACGGATGCTTTGAAGCAAAATCGTCTATAACGCCGGTTACCACTTGGCTCTGTTGTGCTAATTGTTGCTGGTTCTGCTGTGCAATATGATTCTCGAAACCCGCCAAACGCTGCTGCATTTCAGCAATTTGAGGGTCGCCAGGTTCTACCCCGGCGTTATCTGTTAGGGCAGATAGTGGAATGCCACGGTTATGGAGCAGATAGCGCGTGAAACTTACCGGATCTCGTTCGGCATAATCGGATAATGCTAATAGCTGCGTGATCGCTGTGCTATCGTCCATTCCGTTCATGGCGAATTGTTGACGCCGGGGCGCGATGGCCTGCTCTAGTTTCTCGTAAAATTTCCTCTGTTCTGCAACTTCCATTGTCTTTTTCGTGTAATCGGCTTCTTGCTCTTTGACGCGATCTGATATCCATTGCTGACTCTCAGGCGGCAAAGTATAGAATGCCTCACGATCCTTGGCCGACATAGATTGAGGCGCTGTAGCGGTCTGAGATTCAGGCTCAGCACTCACCTCGTCGGTTTCCGCCGATACTTCGACGGCTTCATCTTGGGGTACGGATTCCTCCGCACGATCCCGAATTTCTTCAACAGGTGATGATTCAATATCGGATGCTTCGGCGACATCGAATTGCTCGCCAATAAAATCCCCGATAGATTCCTCTACCGGCTCTGCACCAATTACTGCATCGTCTGCCATATGATCACCTTTCTGTTTACCAATCAATTTCACGGGCCGCAGCTTCCACTGCTTTGTCAATCGCTCGATCTAATTCCGCTTCGTAGCGCTGGCGTCCATGCTTCTTGACATCTTCAAATTCACCTTTTTCGTGAACTCGGCACCCATGTTTCTCTAAATTCTGCGCGTGTTCGCGCTTTCCGTCAATTAAATCGCCGGTAATAGGGCATTCATAAGGCTCGTAATCGCCTTGAATATACGGCCCTGATACTCGCTGTCGTGATTTTTTACGCGAATTATCGTAGCCCGTGCGATCCCATGTAATTTTGTCGTAATTATCTTTGTAAGCGCTCATTGTCGGATTATTGCAACATTTGATCATCAACAACAATCGTTGTTTCGGTGATGGCTGGCTCCTCGGCAACAAGCATTGTTGTCTCGGCCAAAGGTAAATTGGTTGCTGATACGACTTCTTTGATTCTCGCCATAATTTCCGCTGCTCGATTGAGTGCTTGCGCGGGATCTGTCAATGTTTCTTCACCGCCAAATTCAGCCATGATGGTTTTAGCTAAATCAACTTGGCGCTGCTTATCGGCTTCCATCGCTTCAAACTGCATTTTTTCTCGCGCTAACATCACATCGGCCTGGATTTTGCTTTCAGGATTTGGCTCTGGCTTTTGCGCTTCAAATTCTTTCAGCGCTAATTCACGCTCCCGCAATCCTAAATCTCTTTCCTCCATCGCTAAATCGGCTTGCTTGCCCTGCGATTCCATATTCATCTTCGCTTGCTCGATCTGCATCTTCTGCTCTACTTCTTGCGCCTTGATCTGGGCTTCTTGCTGCTCGATCTGGAGCTTCATTTGCAGCGCTTGCTCAACGCCTGCGCCTTCCTGCTGCTCTGCATTCGCTGCTGGATCGTTTTCTCCGATCATGTCGAGCGCATCTTCGACTTCGCGGCCAAGTTTGAATCGACGCACCGCCGTCATGATCATCGCTTTTGCTGCTTCAATCGGTAAATATCCCGCCTCTACCGCTGGCCCTGCATCGGCAATAAATGCGGCTACGCCTTGGAGCAACTTCGTGATCGCTTCCTGATCTGCCGCGTAATCACCCGAAATCGTAGAATCTGTTTCGATGTCAACGCGGAAACTGCGCTGCTTATCGTCACGCAGCAGTTGAATACATTCCTCCCACGTCGGTTTTTCCAGGATCTCCATGATTTCCGGCGGAATTTCCGGTGGCGGAGGTGGTGGAGGCTGTCCCGGTTGAGGTTGCATCGCCATTTGTTGACTTTGCAACATCATCTGCACCTGTTGCTTTTCTTCCATCGACGGCAATTTAATATCAGTCATCATCTGCAACGATTCCGGCGTAAATTGCTCACTGATGATTTCAGCAGCAATACGAATTAAATCCCGTGCATAGCGCTGCACATCACGGCGCGAATCATCCATACGCATCGTACCGAATTGCACCTTGAGTTGCTGTGCGCCCAGTGTTTCCGCTG